GCCCGAACATGGGGCAAATCGATAAGAAAGACCCACGGATGCGTGAGGTCTGGAAGCCAGACGTTGGTCACCTACTCGTAGGGATCGACGCAGACGCGCTCGAACTGAGAATGCTTGCGTCATACTTGGGCCTGTTCGATGAAGGTCGGTATCGCGATCAGCTACTACTAGGCGACAAAGACAAAGGCACCGACGTCCATTCGATGACCGGCAAGCTGGTACAAATTGAAAATCGGAATGACGTAAAACGTCTCACATATGCATACCTCTACGGTGCGTCCGACCGCAAACTTTCCGAAATTTTACGGGACGCCGGTAGTCCACTCAAGGGCAAAGAGGCACGTAAGCGTATCGGTGAGGGTGTCGTGGGTCTCGGTAAACTTTCAGACATCGTCGTTAAGAAATCCCAAAAGGGCTACATCTTGGGTGTCGATAAGCGTCGTGTACCGACCAAGAGTGAACACTCGGCGTTAAACTTTTTGCTCCAATCGTGCGGGGCGATACTTATGAAGAAAGCCGTACAAGTTTTTCATTACGACCTCTGCGTCAGCGAAGGTCTTGTGGTGAACGACCGGCCTGTTGGGTGGCACTACTGCGCCAACGTGCACGATGAAGTCCAACTGTCGTGCGAACCACAACTCGCAGAGACGTTGGGCAAACTCTTCGCCAAAGCAATCACCCTTGCGGGGGAACGATTAGGTCTCCGTTGTCCGACCAGTGGGTCATACGACATCGGCAAATCATGGCTCGAAACACACTAAGGAAATCATATGACTGTTGCGCTTATTGACGCCGATATCATTGCGTATCGGGCGGCTGCAAAAACTATGGACCGCTTCGATGACGTCTTAATCGGAGACCCAAAGACCGCGATCCGTGAGGCTGACTTGTTGGTCGAACACTGGACACGGGTAGTTAAACCAAACAAAATCATCATGTGCTGGTCGTGTCCATCACGGGTGTACTTTCGACACGACATCTACCCCGAATACAAAGGGAACCGCAAAGGTTCTGAAAGCCCACCGGCACTCAGTGCGGTCATTGAGTACCTAAAAGACAAACATCAGTCGGTCCACTTCGCCGGTCTTGAAGCCGACGATGTGTTGGGAATTCTCAGTGGTCATCCCGACCTTACGAACCCTGTCGTGATCAGTATCGACAAAGACATGATGACCCTGCCTACAAAGTTCTACAACCCCGACCGCATGACCAGACCACTTAGGACAAACCGTGGGATGGCTGACCGGTTGATCTACAAGCAAGCCCTGACGGGTGACAGCGTAGACAACTACCGAGGCATTCCAGGGATTGGCCCAGCGAAAGCCGAGAAGATACTCGACAGCGGCAGTCAACAAAACCTTTGGCAGTCCACCGTCGCAGCGTTTGTCGATAACCGACTGACCACAAAATACGCAATCACCATGATGCAACTCGCAAGGATATTGCGGTTCGAAGATTACAATTACACTACGGGAGAAGTAAAATTATGGCATCCAACGGAAACGATCTGGCACAAACCATCAGCCCAGCGCACTACAAGTTCCGCAACGGTATCGAAACCATCGATTACAGTCTTGCAGTCTGCGAGAAACTCAAAGGCAACGAAGCGGTCTGCGTCAGCAACGTCATCAAGTACGTCAGCCGATACGCCACCAAAGGCAGACCGGAAGCGGACCTCCAAAAAGCGCAGTGGTATCTCCAGAGGCTCATCAAAGAGTTCAACAAAGGTCGTGAGCAATGACTAGGATCGCACTGGATAAACTGTTGAACCGAGAAGAAACTTACAAGGAATTCGCAGAAGCTGCACGACACCCGCTGAACGTCGAGTTCACCAAAGCTGAATGCTACAAGCGTTTCAAGTTTTTGGCTGAAGAAGTCGATGAGGTCTTAGATGCAATTGACAAGATGGACGATGTTGATTTTGAACCAGTGACAGTCGAGCAAGCCATCGAACTGAAGGCTCACCTACTGAAAGAACTTGCTGACGTTCAGTACACCCTCAGTGGGTTTGCCGCCACGTTTGGTCTCAATCTTTCAAAGGCATACGAGCGTGTTCACGCATCGAACATGACAAAGTTCAGTGACGATGGTGCTGTCTATAGTGCCAACGGCAAAGTCTTGAAGCCAACCACATATCGCCCCCCATATCTTGAGGACATTTTATAATGAGATCACCATCGACACGCGCACAGATTATCACGCGCCGCACATACAACCGTCCTCTGGATGACGCCGGTACGAAGTTCGAAAGCTGGGAACAAACAGTTGATCGTGTGATCGACCATCAGGGCTGGCTCTGGTGTCGTGCGGCTGGGGCTAAAGAAGTCACCAACGTGATGCACAACGAACTCGCCGTTCTAAAAAGCTTAATGATGGACCGCAAAGTTTCTATGAGTGGACGGACGCTTTGGCTTGGTGGCACAGAGATCAGCAAGCGTCGTGAAGCATCGATGTTTAACTGTTCGTTTACCCACGCCAAAACTGTCAGTGACCTTGTCGATATCTTGTGGCTCCTATTGCAAGGTGCTGGCGTCGGCTTTGTACCACGGGCTGGCACGTTGAATGGCTTTACGAAACCAATGAACGTCGAGGTCAAACGGTCCAAGCGTAAAGCTAAAGGCGGCTGCGACCACAACGTCGAGCGTTGGGATGAAGACAAAAAGGTCTGGTCGATTGCTGTTGGTGACTCTGCAGAGGGGTGGGCTAAAGCTGTCGGCAAACTGATGGCTGGTAAGTATCCAGCGGACACTCTTGTTCTCGACTTTAGTCAAATACGCCCAGCCGGTGACCGACTTGCAGGTTACGGTTGGATATCATCGGGTGACGCTGCGATTGCCAAAGCGTTCACAGCTATCGCGACGATCATGTCTAAACGTGCCGGTCAGTTGCTCAAGAAGATGGACATTCTGGATATCGTCAACTGGTTAGGCACAGTTTTGTCGAGCCGTCGCAGCGCAGAAATTTGTCTAGTTGAGTACGGATCAGCCGAATGGGAAGAGTTCGCCACGGCGAAGAACGAACATTGGATAGACAATCCGCAACGCTCTCAGTCGAACAACTCGCTGATCTTCAACCAGAAGCCAAGCCGCAAAGAACTTTCATCGATCTTTCAGTTAATGATTGACAGCAACGGGTCGGAGCCAGGATTTATTAACGGTGAAGCTGCCAGAGCGAGGGCACCTTGGTTCGACGGATGCAACCCGTGCGCGGAGATTTTGCTTTCTGACAAGAGCGTATGCAATCTATGCGAGATCGACGTTAGTAAATTCGTAGGTGATACCAATGGCTTGCACCATGCTGCAAAGATTGTCGCCCGTGCTAACTATCGACAAACGTGTGTGAACTTTAATGACGGCATTCTGCAAGAGGCTTGGCAACAGAACAACGACTTTTTGAGGTTGTGCGGTGTGGGGCTAACAGGCATCGTCAGTGGTCACCTGTCGGCTTACGATCTGAAGTCACTGCGAAACATTGTGGTCCAAGCTGCTTACAGTATGTCAGACGAACTGGGAACTCCACGCCCTAAGAATGTCACGACGGTCAAACCAAGTGGCACTTTAAGCAAGATCATGGACTGTCCAGAAGGTGTGCACAAACCGCTCGGTCGTTACATCTTCAACAACGTGAACTTTAGTAGACACGACCCGATACTGGGGATGCTTCAAGCTGCGAACTACAAGGTCATTCAGAACCCAATGGACCCAGACGCAGTCTTGGTGACCTTTCCGGTCGAGTGGAAAGACCTCAAGTTCGACTCGGTCAATGGTAAACAAGTGAACCTCGAAAGTGCTATCGACCAGCTACGCCGCTACAAGATGCTAATGGAACATTACGTCGAGCAGAACTGTTCCGTCACGATATCTTATGACCCAAGCGAAGCTGATGGTATTGTCGATTGGTTACTTGCGAACTGGGACTCATACGTTGGGGTATCTTGGCTGTTTCGTAATGATCCATCAAAAACGGCAGAAGACTTGGGATACAAATATCTGCCCCAAGAAGTTGTCGATGCTGAGACGTTCTATGAGTACAACGATAAGTTACTTCCGGTAGACATCGAACTGTACAACACGCTCGAAGAACTAATGGACGATGAATGTGCCACTGGCGCATGTCCAATACGGTGAACGACATGATTGATCGTGAAACCCACGCAAAACTCCAAGAACTTTATGAAATCACAAAGAAGGAAGCAGACGAACTTCGCCACGAATTGGCGAAAGCTGAAGCGCAACTCAAACTGTGGAAAGGGACCGGCCTATGATGAACCTTGTGGGCTGTAATGTGTGTGGCAATCACGCGACTAAAGTAGTCTTCACGTCGCAAGTAATCCGTAACGACGTTTATTACACCCGCCGCAAACGACAGTGTCCGATCTGTAAGGCCAGCTATCGGACACAAGAAGTTCTCGAAGAGGATTTTCAGCGGTGGAACCAAGCGGAGACTTCTGCCAATGGATGACCTTCCCTTAGAAACACTCAAGTTTATCGAAGCGTTGGACAAACATCATCCCCGTCGATGCATACAGTTCGATGAGGATGTCATCTTGGCGCATCGTTACGCAGCCGTCCGTGAATTCATCGACGGGCTTGTTCTGATTAAAGAAGACTATGAGGCCGGTGAATGATCAGACCCATGACACATAACGATCTGCCGGTCGTGATGGCTCTTGCCGCTCTTATGCACTTCGAGTCACCGCGCTTCAGTCAGTACTATTTCGACCACGAAAAGGTCAAACAACTGGTACGCACCGCTATCGATAATCCAAAAGATTACTGTGCGTTGGTCTGTACGAATGACTTTGTCGTGGTCGGTGGTTTCCTTGGCACCGCGTACTCCCAGTGGTTCTCCAAGGATCGTGTCGCGGCTGATCTCGCTCTGTTTGTTCAACAGGACAAGCGAGGCGGGATCGCTGCGATGCGTTTAATCAAGGCATACGAGGCGTGGGCTAGAGACATTGGTGTCATGACAATCAGTCTCGGCGTTTCAACCGGTGTTCACCACGATCGTACCCTCGCGCTCTACGAAACTATGGGCTTCGAAGAACCCTCAGTCGCTCTCCAAAAAAGGTTAACATAATGTGCTTCCCTAAAAGTCCACCCCCGCCACCCCCTGCGCCACCACCCCCGCCGCCGCCACCGGAACTAAAAGCCCCGACAGCACCCACGCCCAGCGCAGCAATTCTGCCTGATTCACAGGCGTATACGACGGCGAAGTCCAACAAAAAAAAGGGCAAGTCCATTCGCAGCAATCTCAGAATTGAACTGGGCAGCGGTAGTCCCGCACGGTCAGTTGGCACTGGCATCAACACGAACCAATAAAGGGTAATACAATGGCAGAAACTGCTAAAGCCCGTTACGCTAAAATGAAGGCGAAGCGTGATCCGTACTTACGCCGAGCGCGGGATTGTGCTGAACTGACCATTCCGTATCTAATGCCCCCAGAGGGACACAACGAACACAGCACGATGCCCGAACCGTACCAAGGTCTCGGCGCAAGAGCCGTTGTGTCTCTCTCGGCTCGGCTAATGGTTGCGATGTATCCCCCAGGGAAACCATCGTTCAAGCTGGATATCCCACCAGAGGCACGTATTGCCCAAGGCGAAATGGCTATTGGTACTGACATCGTGCAGGGCTTGGTGCTTTCCGAACAGTTAATCCAAGCGGAGATCGAAAGAAAACAATGGCGACGTGCGACTAACCTTGCGCTCCAGTATCTTTTGGTCACCGGCAATGCCCTCGAAATGATGCAGCCCGACAACTCTATTCGTGTCTTTCGTTTAGACCAATATTGCGTGTCGCGTGATATCACCGGTGCTGTCAAAGAGATCATCACTGAAGAGTACCTCAGTCCAGAAGCACTGCCAGAATCCGCACGGAAACTGGTGGCGGCTGATGATTTCTCACAGAACTCTGTGCCTCTTTACACGCACTGCAAGATGGACAAGACGGGCATTTTCGTTTGCTATCAGGAGATCAACGGCAAGAAGGTCGCTGGGTCTGAGGGCAAATACGAAACGCTTCCGTACAATGCATTGCGCTACACCAGTGTGATTGGCGAGGACTACGGTCGCGGCAAGGTCGATGAGCATCTGCCAGACCTACGCACATGTGACGCCTTGTCGAAATCGATGCTCGACGGGGCCGCAATGGCTAGTCGCAACGTCACCATGATCCGTCCAAATGCTGCCGGTGGTCTCAACTTGCGACGTCGGTTCGCGAAGGCTAACAACGGCGACATCATAGTAGGCAACCCAGAAGACGTCGTGATGTTGCAATTCGCGAACAACAGCGGAATGCAGTTGTGTGCTAACGAACTCGAAAGACAAACACGCGAACTGTCGGCGGCGTTTCTCATGGGCGCGGAGACCGTAAGGGACTCGGAACGTACCACAGCGTTTGAAGTCCGCAAGATGACCGAACAACTCGAAGGAACTCTTGGTGGTGTCTATTCGCAACTGAACGCTGACATGCAGCAAGCCCGTATGTCGCGTCTTGTTCTCCAAATGAAACGAAGTGGACAGCTACCGCCGTGGCCTGACGGAATGATTGAACCCGTGATCCTGACAGGTCTCGAAGCACTGGGTCGTGAGCAAGACATTTCGCGTGTCCAAACGGCACTTCAGTTTATCCAAGGGATGCCACCTGAGACGCTGGCTTACGTTAAGTTCAGCGAACTTTTGGGCAAAGCGTTCCACGGTCTGAACCTTCCAGACGCTGTCCGGTCTGAAGAAGAAGTCCAAGAAATCCAACAGCAACAACAACAACAGCAAGCCATGATGCAAGGCGCACAAGCGATGGCGGGTGCTGCCGGTCAAGCAGTCGGCGGCATGGCTGGTGAACAAGTAATGCAACAGTAGAGGTAAGCATGGCAGAACAAGAAACGATCACAGAAGGCAGTCCAGAATACAACAAAGCGATGGCTGACAAGTTCCAAAATCGTGAAGTGGCAGAAGTTGATCCGGTTGAGAAACTACCAGTGGAGCCAAAACCAGACAATGGACATGACAAGTTTTACAACGCTGAAACAGGCCAATACGATTGGCAATCTCACGCAAAAGAACTTGATTATCGTCTCAATGGTAAACCGGCAGAACCAGCGAAAGCTGAAGCGACGGAAGACGCTACGCCTACTAACGAAACTGAAAGCAACGACGAGGCTGTGGCTGACATCGTTACTACCGCCGGTCTGGACCCGTCAGAACTACAGACACAAATACAGACCAATGGTGATCTGTCAGATGAGGCATACGCCGCATTGGCTAAAGTGGGTCTGCAACGTGAACTTGTTAAGACGTATGTCGATAACATGGTGTACCGGCAAGAGGCCAGCACCAAGGAAGCAATCGATTATGCCGGCGGTGAAGCGGAATGGAATGCGTTGTCGAACTGGGCGAAAGACAACGTCCCAGAAACAGAACTAAATCGCTATAACGAAATGCTCGGATCGTCTGATTGGACGGTCGCAATCGATGCTCTACGAACCCGACAACAGCAATCAACAGGTGAACCCTCACTGCTAAACGGTACGGGTATCACCACGTCCACATCGTCTGGCTATCGATCTAAAGCGGAAATGAAAGCGGACATGTCGAACCCTGCTTACCAAAGTGACCCAGCGTTTAGACAACAGGTCGCTATGAAAATGCAACGTGCACAATGGGATTTAGAATAATGCCAAAGAAAAAAGGTCTATATGCCAACATGAATGCCCGAAAGAAGGCAGGAACGTCTCGGCCCAAGTCAAAATCAACTGTGAGTGCTAAATCGTACTCGAATATGAAAAAGGGATTTCCCAAGAAATAATCTTAGGGGGCTTAACGCCCTCTATTTTTTTGCTTTGCGGTCGTGCTTCTGCCGAATGCACTTGCCCCGCTGACGGCAACCGAGGTTACTGACTGAGACCGGCAAGTCTCAAGTGACCTAGCCCTACACTGATTACAGATGCGACCCGATACGTCGGACAATCCATGTGGAAAAGACGAAGGCGAAAAGAACCCTTTTAATCTTAACCAAATGGAGACTGAAATGGCCTTTGGCGATAACAGTAGTCCAGTACGCTTTGGTAAAGGCGCGACGTCTGGTGGATCACTAGACAACCGTAGTCTTTATCTTGATATCTTTGGCGGCGAAGTTCTCACCGCTTTCGATAACGCGACTGTGACCCTCGACAAGCACACCGTGAAATCACTCAATGGTGGCGCGAAGTCGTATCGCTTTCCGAAAACTTGGAAAGCAACCAGTGAATATCATACTCCTGGGCAGGAAATGCTCGGCAATGATTTCAGCACAAGCGAACTGACAATCAACGTAGATGACATCCTTGTGTCTCACTACGCGATTGCAGACCTCGACCGTATCCTGTCACACTTCGACATGCGTTCTATCATCTCAGCCGAGATGGGACGTGCGCTTGCTAAAGTGTTTGACCAGAACGTGTTCCGTCAATTGATTCTCGCCGCCCGTCAAGCGGCTGCGTCACCATTTCCTGGTGGTGAGTCAATTACTGACACTGGTCTCGCACCAAACGGCAGCGGCGTGTACAACGGTAAGGAGTGGATCGAAGCTATCCGCGACGCAAACATCCGCTTGTTCAACAAAGACGTACCAGAGGACATGCCGAGATATCTCGCTGTGACCACTGAGGTCTTTGACGCGATCAAGTACGCTCAAGACGCTTCCAATCAGTATCTCGTATTGAACCGCGACTTTGCGGGTCAGCCGAATACCGGTGGTGTTGCTGGACGTGCTGACACGATGGTAATCGACGGTGTGACAATCTGCAAATCGCGGAACATGCCAACTACCAACGAGACGTCAACAGCTACCGTCTACAGCAAGTATCGGGCGAACTACACAAACACCGTTGGTGTCATGTGGTGTCCACAAGCTGTGGCGACCGTCAAGTTGCTCGACATCAGCATGGAAACTGAGCGCGACGTTAGACGTCTTGAAGATTTTGTCGTAAGCAAAATGTTCGTTGGTCACGGTACTATGCGTCCAGAAATGGCTATCGAATTTAAGAAAGCCTAAACGATCTAAGGGGCATCCACGGGTAAAACTGTGGGTGTCCCTTTTTTTTTGAATTTGGAGAAACCCAATGCTGACAAAGATTGAAGCAGTCAACATCATTCTGAATGTCATTGGTGAAACACCGGTGTCTAGTTTGGCTAGTGGTCTGCCCGACGCTGAAGCCGCCGAACTCAAACTGGACCAGACGGTCAAAGAGGTTCTTGCAAAAGGTTGGCAACAAAACTCAGAACTAGGCATCACGCTTAGTCGAAACAGTGACAACGAAATAATGGTGCCAGACCAGTACCTTCGAGTAGACACAGTTGGCGACGATAAGGACGTCAACGTGACGGTCCGCAAACAAGACGGTAAACGCAAACTGTTTGATATCGGCAAGTACGTCTACACCTTCGACCGTGATCTCAAAGTAGACGTATTGATCTCGCTAGATTTCGATGCGCTAAACTTTGAGTTACAGAACTACATCGCATTCCGTGCGGCCCGTAAGTTCCAAGAGTCCGCGATGGGCAGCACGTTGCTCGACAGCTTTGCGGCTCGACAAGAGCAAGAAGGCTATGCGGCTCTGATGGACATGGAAGCCGAAAATGAAGACAACAACATTCTGACTAGCAGTGCGTACATGTCTTACGCGACTTACCGCAACTCACCGATATCGGGGAGATAACAATGGGTAAACTAGTCCAACAAGCGATCAAAACGCTGTACCAAGGTGTCAGCCGACAACCCGATCCCGTCAGGCTCCCAGGACAAGTACAAGAAGCAGAAAACGTATTGGTCTCAGTGGT